CCTTAGAGTTAATATCCATCGGATCAGAATGACCATATGGACCGTAAATTGGATTTCCATCATATGCCCATCCAATAATAGGAGAATGTGTGCTACCATCATCTCCAAATTGTTCTTTACCAGTGTTAGCTGAATATCCAACAAATGAATATCCTAAACTGTCTGATCCTGACTGAGATACGATATCTGATTTATCTGGATCATTATTTTTTTTAACATTTTTTCGAGCTAAATTTACGTTTAATTCTCTAACATTAGATTCTAATAAAGATTCAGAACCAGGTGGAGTTACTAGAATTGAAGTTTTTTCTGTAGTATATCCAGTTCCTGAATTTAAAATTTTAACATTAATAACTTTATTATTTTCTACTATCGCTCTCAAAGATGCTCCAAAACCATCTCCCTCGACAAGAAGATCTGGAGGAGCACTATAATCTTGACCTTGGTTTTCAATATCAACAGCGATTACTTTACCTTCTTTGATTATAGGTTTAAATATTCCTAACTCACCAATTGTAATAGTAATAACTGGTTTTTTCTCAAAATTTAATACTGTTGATCCATATCCTGTTCCTGTATGATACAAATAAGATTGTTCAATACTTCCCCTTACAATCGGTGTTAATACTAAAGATTCTGTTAATGCTATTGCTACTTTAGAATATTTTGCATCAATTACTAATTCAATTGGTGGATATTCAAAAATTTGATAGTTATCACCTTTACTATTAAAATGTATATAATTATTTCTTTTATAATTAGATGTTATAGTACCACCAACACCAGCATTAGCGATTCTAAATTCATCATCACTAAGTTTTATAATTCGATATTGATTTGCTGTTGATAAACCCGATATTGATGTTCCTCCAGATTCAACTGAATATTGAATTAATTCATTATTTTTAAAACCATGACTCTCAAAATAAATGCTATCTCTGATAGTTGATACTCCAACTGGTTTTACAAATAATTTTCGATTTGCGTATCCTTGACCAGAATCTAAAACCTTAACAGAACGTAAATGATTTTTACCATCTTTTATTCTAAATTTATGAGTACCACCTAAATGAGTGTTTGCAAATCCTACAGTGTTAATACCAGCAATGAAATCTGCTTTAGATGGAAATAATCTTACAGAATTTCCCACACCTACAACTTTTGGAAAATATACTGCTCCATTATGAAGAGTGGCATTTGGATTAGTGGTTCCAGTTCCAATTTGAGGTGTATTTGCTCCACCAAAAGAGTTGATTCCAATTGAATCATTACCATTACTATCATAGATTAAAGCTTGACCATCATTTAGATTGTGAGTTTTGTTAAAAATTATAGTCTCATTATTAATATCAACTCCACCTACAATAGCATTTACTCTTTCCCTCCCATCAAAACTTATTTCTCTAAATCTTTGTGTAACAATTGGTTGTAAAACAGCTCCAGTTCCGTTACCACCTTTAACAGTTATAGAGTTAACACTGTCTATGTCAAAATCTTGCTGATCTACTTGTACATCTTCTATTTGTCCAATTATAACTGGTTGTACAAGAGCTGTTGTTCCTGATCCAGTCGGTGAATCAGATATTGTTATAGTTGGTGGATTAATTATATCATAATTATTACCCTTTTTAAAAACAGACACTTTTGTTAAAGGACCTGAATAAATTTTATCGAAAGATTTATAGTTACTTATTTCAACACCATTTATTAGCATTCCAGTTTTTCCTGGTAATGTTTTAACTGAATTACCATTTTCAATGTTGGGTTCAGTTGGAAATTGCTTTAATAATTTTTGAGACCCTATTACTTCAGAACTATGTCTTGACAGTATGAATTTGTGTGTACCAGAGTTAGTCCCAGTTGGAAGATCACCAAACTCAACAAATGTACTAGTTCCCTCCTCTAAATCTTTAGCTATAAACGAAGCAGATATATAGAGATTAATTTTATTGCTAACATTACCTACTGGTGGTCTAACTCTTACAAAATATTTTGCTCCTGATTCTAATCCTGGAATGGGATCATTAGTTGGTTTGTATATTACTTCATCACCTGTGATAAATGGTACATCTAAACCGAAAGAAATTTCAGAAAACTTATTCGAAATATTATTAAAATTTTGTACGTCTGACGCATTTGTTTTAGCAACTCCAACTTCTATTTCATATGATGGTAATGAATTTGATGCTGCATATACGTTTTTAGTTGTTTCTACATATATGTTTGTTATATCTGATGTTAAAGTATTATTTCCAAATTCTAAAGGAATACTACTACTAGATGCCGTTTTTAACTGTCTTCTAATGTCATACAATTGACCAAAAGCTGGAACAAAGGTACTTGGTGTGAGAGATCCTAAGTTAATTTGCCTACCAGTAATTTTATCATCTACAACAGCTGTTGCCTGTGGTGTTTGTTCATTTCTAACCAATATTTCAATTTTATCACCTTTTCTTAGTTGCGATTTATCTACATCAGTTAGTAACTCTGGAGTTGTTCTATTAGACGCATTATATGGTGTTTTTATCTGGAAACGAGAAGCAGTATTATAAATCCATGAATTACTATTAATTTCTTTATAAGACTTATCTGTCTCAGGATTTAATACTTGTTCTCCTAAATTTCGAATACCAACTTCTTCTCCTTCAGTAGATAATATTATATCAGTTACTGGTTTAAAATCTGATATTACTCCAGTAATTCTTAATTCAACTTTTTTAGTAAGATCTCCATTCTCATATCCAAAAATTACTTCATCGGCTCTAATATCAGATGATGTTGATATTGAAGATGTAATTCCAGAACAATTTAAAAATTGATTTATGGTCTTATCTGTATATGTAACAGTATTGATACCAGATATAAACGTTCCAGATGTATTAAATCCGACGGTTGAATCTACAGTTACAATACTTGTCCCAGATCCAATATTTCCAATTGCCTTTGTTTTACCTGGTATGGTAAATGTCCCAGTTATTAAATCAACGTCATTAAAACCAACAAATAAACTTACTTTATAATATAAATTACCTTCCTTAGTAGTTAATGGTTCAACATCAGAAACGGCACCTCTAGTTGCTGAATCTGTAGATTTTGTAACAGATTGACCTTTTAATTTAAGAGGATCACCACTTATTATTTGACATACTAGAACTTCACGTCGAATAAATTCAGCTGCTGATGGTTTTAATAAAAGAGATTCTAAATCAATAATTTTTGGAGTTACTCCATATAAAACATTAAATAGTATTCTAAAAGATTCTTCAGTTCCTTTTGATTGATAAAGAGTACTTGCTTCTTTTATGAAATTACCAGCATTAAGTGAAGGTACAAAGGTAGAATTTTCTAATTCAGGTGTTAAGGAAAATTTTTGTTTTTTATAAAATTCTTTTAAAAATAAAGAACTTAAGTTAGTAACAGTTGTATTTGCTATTCCAACATCTGCAGATGAAGTTGAAAATATTAATTGACCTGGATTATCAGAAGAATTATAAGTTGTTATTCCACAAAAACCACGTATACATCCAGTAAATGAAGTTGAACCAATACCAGAGTAAGTTATTATTTCATCATTAATTTTAAAAAGACCATATTGTTTAGGAAATCCCTTTGTAGAATCAACAAATATTGTCTTATCATCTGTTCCAATTCCAATTGAAAGAGTGGTTCCAGAACCAACTACTTCAGGTGTTAAATTATCTAATTTTAAATATTGATCTAAATTATCAATAATGTCAATTGTACCACCCTGATGTTCTTGAGAGAGATAATATGCTTTGAAAAACTCTACAGAATTAGGACTATCAGATAATAGAAACTCTGGTAATTGATTTTCAATTATTTGTTGTATATTAACTCTAGTATCTAATCCTCCAGTGGTTGTGATCATATTTTATCCTCTGAATTTTTCTCCATTGTTGTAGCTAGATGTTACTTTAAATCCTACACCAGAAATCTTCTCACCAGAAGTAATGGTATCTTTTACCATATTTATTGTGCTATCACTGATACTAAAATCGAGGTATATGTCTTTTAAACCAACAACATCATTCGATTCAGGGAAAGCTTGAATTTCGATTATATTGTTTGGTTTTGCTGTTGAAGTAATATTAATGGTTGTTAAATTTATATCTCCTTTTACATAATCGATTGTTCCCGCTGATTGGGCAATGACTGACTCTGTGTCATTTCTTGCATCTGTCTTAACAATTGAAAGAATCCCAGTTTTTAAATCGGCATTTGGTGTATCTGTTAAGAAACATTCACCTGTTTCTCCAGAGATTGTAAATTTCGTGCTTTTAATATTGAATCCACCTGGTTTGACATTAAACTGATTACCAAAACATAATTCATATTGAGCAAACTGATTTAGAAGAACTTGTAAATTTCTTCGAATTGTAACTCTTGTGATATTTGATGTAATTGCCTTATCAACGTTATCAATCACGTTTAAGACTTTACTATATTTAAATCTGCCACCAAACTTGTTTACATCTCTTGATTGAGAGTAGGTTGTCAATGCACTTGTAATACGAGTCTTTAAATCATCAACATTTGTGATTTGAGCTGAGTTATAGTATACAAATGAATCAAGTTCAACATATAATATCTGTAAATCGACTATTTTTTGATTAATTCCAGTCAAAGAGTAGTTTTTAAGGTTATTAAGTATCTGAACCTTATCAAAATCGGATATAAATTCACCATTTTTAGGTTTTATTGATATAAAGACGGTTCCAAACTGTGGTGGATCCAAATCTTCACCACCAACTACAGATATTGACTCAGTATTTGGATAAATTAAAGGAACAATCGCCTCATAGTCTCTTGAAGTTACTGCTCGATACTGAGATGAGTATAAACGAGGAGCAAAATACTTAATTGAGTCAATTGTTTCAATATTACCGCCATTTGTGGCACCACTGATTGTTGTAATTGAAGGTGTATTAACAGGAGTTATACTTATTCCAGTTGAATTTACTATATTTCCAGCAAATGAGAAGAATGCAGGTCCATTACCAGATGTTCCATTCGTTGTAATATAACTTACAGTAATATTTGCGTCATTTTCAAGTTTTTTTCCAATAATTCCATCACCAAACAAAATTTCGTATTTTTCGTCCTGAACTTCCTGAAGTAAGAAGATTTCAGAGTCTTTATTAACTCTTAATATATTATCTACCTTTGTATATTCCCGATCTCCAACAAATACAACGATTGTTGAAGTATCAATAAAGGAATTATTTAAAATAAACTTTTGATCTAATGAACCATCATATGTGAATCGTTTTGTTAAGAATGAACCCTCATAAATCTTGATTGGAGCATCAGTTGAACCAAATGTTGCCTT